CCTTTTCTTTAATATTATTTATATTTCCATTTCCATTTCCATTTCCCATATGTTCATCATGTGATAACACATGATTATCATATGATGATTTATCCTGATCGCCAAAATCAATTTTTTGATTACCAAAACCAGCCAATCGATTACGACGACGGGATTCGGAATATTTTGAACGTTTGACCATTTCATCGCGTAAACGCTCATTTTGAAAATGGCCCGGTTCAAATTCAATGGAAAATTTCCGCGCGATTTTTTCATCATATGATCCACATATGTCGATGATATCATCGCGTGTGATGTAACCATGTGCATGTTGAATGCACAATAAATCCAAATAATCGGATTTTTGCGGTTTCATGAATGTTTTCGTTCCGCCCGCCCAATCATCAGGATAAAATAAAAATGCCGGATCACGTGCCATGGTAATCTAATTTTGAAAACCGATCGAAAAAATAAATTTCACCGGTTTTTGTTAACAATACACGATCATATGTCCGATTATGTCCGCCGTTTGGACGCATTCCATAAACAAAATAGCCGGAATTCAACGCACGTGTTGTCAATTTCAATCGACGTGTCATTGTCAAAAATCCCCAAATTCGCAACATTTTTCCGATTGTTTTCATGCCGACATCAACGCCGTTTGATTTACAATAATCCGAAAAATAACGGATTGTTTTCAATCCATTGCCGATTGATTTGATTTTTATGATATTTTCAGGTTTCGATTTATTGGATTCAGGGAAACCGGAAAATTGTGTCATTAATTGTTTCATTGATTCGAATAAATCATGATTTGATTTGACGACCAATTCGATCAATTCCCGATTGGATTTTGATAATTCGATAATATATGGCATCAAATCATTATGCGATGTCTGAGCCGCGGGCAATTGTCGTGTCCGTTTCAATAAAACATCGAATGCGATATTCAATTGAATTGCCAATTCCATGGAACACCAACGGGCGCATTCATACGCCAATTCACGGCAAACCCATGTTCCGCCGCCGCCGGATGCAAATTTATCCTTACTCCCGGATCTTGTTTGTATGATCATGCTATGGTTTTTACCCATAGCATGCAAACGATCAATCATCGCGATCGTCGATTTCAACCGTAAAAATTCAGCAGGAATCCGCCCGAACGCATTACACATTTCGGTAATATTCACCATTATTGAATCAGGATCATTGCGATTCGATTCAATTGGCACGGCATGACCGGCCATTTCAAATAATTCAATTTTGTTTTCCATCGTTTGTTTTATTTTCGTTTGTGATAATTGTTGCATCGGTCGCATGTTCACCCAATGCCGCGAATTTTTGTTCCGTCAATATTCCAGCGCGTTTGATGTCCATTCCGGATTGTAAAAAATTGCGCAATGTTTCCATGTTTTCGGCCGATAAATTCGGAACCAATGTGACAACCGGATATGTTGTTTTCATTTCCGGTTTATTCGATATCGCTTTTTTGATGCATAAATCGAATGGGATATTCACAACGGTTCCCGCCATGTTTTTGATTTCATCATATGTATCCCGGATATTGTTGATGGATGATTTTTCGCCATGTGTTTCGAATTTCCATACACCAAATACACCACGGATCGCCGGGATGATAAAATGGATCGTTAATGTTTGACGCCATTTGATGCTGTATTTTCGCGTAAACGCGGTAACATCATCACGGTTCATGGTTGGCGTGTATTGACCGGATTGACCGGCATAATTCCATAAATAATAATTCAATCCATCACCATATCCGGCCAATCGACCGGCGTCATCACGGCCGTCCCAGCGTTCAAAACATGATTGATGATCGTCATCGGATATAAACACGACCGGGATTCGATCAGGTTTTTTGAAAACTTCATCGAATTTTGTGGCATAAATGCCGCGTGCAATAAAATAATCCAATGAAACCGGATATTCCTTTCCGTTCGCATTGGCGCGTTTTTCTCCGACGCGGATCGTTCCGATCACCGGCAAACGCGTACTGGATTCAGGAATAAATTCCCGTTTTATTCGCGTATTCATGATTCAGTATTTTGAATGATTTCCACCGGATTTTCATCCACTTCATTCCATACCAATTCCGGTTCATCCGATTCAGTTTTCAAATAGTCATCGACTGAATCATATTTCATTGACGGAATTTCATCACCTGAATTGATCCGCGATTCGGCGATTTCCAAAATGGTTTTCACCGAAACATTGGATTCAAAACCAATGTCAACATTTACAATTCCGGATGTTTCAACCGAACGACGGAATGATGGATCGGCGTTATGTACGCGATAATGCCAAACCAATCCATTCACATATTCATCATCGGAAACCGGTATTTTATCGGTTTGATCGATCAATGTGTATGATGGATTTGTTTGCCATTCCTTCGGATGCCAATTGTACAATTTTATTTTTGATGCATGAATGTCCACGCCGTAAACCGTTTTCATTGTGTCATTCAGTAATTTGCGTAAAATAACCAATTGAGCCACATGATGCGGATTTTCGGATGTTTTGCGACCGGATTTGAAATCGACAATGGCCAATGTTCTGACAATTCGTTTGGTTTCTTTTGGCTGACCTTTTTTATCGCCTGATTTATAAACCTCTCCAAAAAATCCGGATTCTTCATCATCCATTTCACAAAATAAATCCAATGTTCCGGCAACGCCCAATTCAGTTGAAACCAATGATAATTCGATGGCCAACGGTTTCACGTTATAATCCCGGATGAATTGTGCCATGGCCAAAATGTCTGATTTCAAATCAACCGACCATTGTTCGATATTATGCGTTAACTTGTTTTTTTTCATGTATCCCGCAACGATTTCAGGGATCAAATCCAAATCAAATGTCCGTTTAATATGCAACTCAGCATCGCATGTGTGCATCAATGATCCGTATTTTGATTTTTCATCCCGGATTGCGATGGATGCATCCCAGCCATTTTGAGCATACCATTTTATCAAAAAATCACCGGTCGGGATAGTTGCTGATGCCAATGTTGTTGTCCCAATTGCCAGTTTTACAACCTCTTTTGGTTCCGGCCCCGGCCCGTTCATTATTTTATCCAAATAAAAATAAAAACGATTGCCTCCGGATTGATACCGAAATAATCGTATTGGCGATAAAATTAACGCATCCGTATCGAAATACATCGCGCGAACCTCCGCCATTGTTAAATCCTTTGTTTTTTCCATCGTTTTGAAATTAGTTAAACATTAAAATTAATGATCATTTTGATCGAACCGCACGCCGGGAACGATCCGGCGTTGATTCCAAATGCGGTTATTCATTGACGCGCGCACCGTTTAACCATGCGCATCTTTTTGCGGCCGATTCGCAATCATCATGATCGGATTCGGGATGCCATTTCCCGGTCGGATCGTAAAACCCAACCGTCCACAAATTCGGCTCAGATTGAATATAAACCCATGCCATTATTTCAGCATTGAACCGGCGATTTCCTCCAATTCCCGTTTGCGTTCCGGCCTTGCGTCGCGGGCAACGGCTGTCATTCCGTTGACCAATTTCCATAATGTTGGCGATCCATCCAATCCATTGGCGGGATCATTTTCCATCAATAATTTGCCGACTGATTGTGATTCACCAACGGTTAATCCCAATTTTGGCAGGCGTTCGATTTCGGCCGGGATGTCAATGATCCGGGCGGATGCATTTTCGATTTTCCCAATCATTTTTCGAACATTATCCGGATGATAAACCGACGCCATGATGTCGCGCACTAACCCAGCCTTTGCGGCCGTTTCTTTTTTCATCGTGTCATCAGAAATTTGGATGTTTTCCGGTATCCGTCCGCCTAAATGCAATTCGCGCAACATCGTTTCACCGACCAATCCATTCAAACATTTCACATTTAACATGAACGTGCGGACATCCAATGCGCCATCACCAAAATCCGAATTGCGAATGCGTGCGCCAAAAACGGCATAATTGCGGCCATTTTGCGGCGTGTCGAATTCAACGATTTCCGGGTTTATCACCTCTAAAAAACCTTTTGTTTCACCCGAATGCGCATCAACCAAAACATTATTATAATTACGTGCGGCCGTCAAAAATGCGACGAAAATTTCCATGGAATTCAATCGACGATAACGATCAGATAAAAATCCACGCAATTGGCCATTCACGGTGCGCAATAATACACGTTCGCGCGTGGTATTGTGCGCATGATCATCCATGATCCGTACAGATAAATTCTTTTGCCAATCCGATCCGCTGATCAATGTGGTCAAAAATCCGGCCGGGACGCCGAATCGTTCACCAATTTGGCGAATTGCATTCGGATGCAGTTGATAAAATGGATGCGGTGTATCTGCATCAATCATTAATGAAACGCCAAATCCATCCCGGTTGTGAAATTCCAATGATGCGGTCGGCGCAACATAATCATCCAACAATGATCCGGTTGTTTCGATTTGCCGAATGGCATCGGAAACCGGTTTGGAACGCTCATTCAATGTTTTTTGCAAGCGTTCCGTCAAAATTGATAATTCATTTCGTGTTTCCATTTGTTTGTGAATTGATTAATAAATAAACATTTGTTGATCCTATGATCGAACCGCACGCGGGAAACGATCCCGCGCAATGTTCCAAATACGGTTATAATAAACGAATGCATTCATTCTGCAGTTCGTTCAAAAATGAATTCATTGATCCGAAATGATCAATAATTTCATCCTCTGTGATATCAAACGCCTCCCAGCCAATCAAATTGAATGTTTCCGGATCATTGATTTCACTTGTTCGGCATGGCGGATCATATTCAAATGTTGTTTCAATGAATATGCCATCCAAAATTATGGTTCGTGAATATGTCATTTTACAATGTGTTTACATATTCGCGCAATGCGATTTTATATGTTTCTGTTTCCATTTCCTCCAATGCCATGATTTCATCATGGATGGATTCGTCGAAAACATCATCAATGGCCTTTTTGCACATGCGTTTCAAAATTTTAGGATCAATCGCATCCAATTCCACTTGTCCTAATCCGTTCCATTTTGCCGATCGTGTATCGCCGTCCTTAATAGGCGCTGGCGGCAAACCCATTTCAACGACCTGCGATTCCATCAATGCAATGCGACGGATTTCAATATTGAAATCATCCGTTTCATCATCATAATCGAAACGATCCATGAATTGTTTGAAATCGACATCCGACATCCCGTCACCATAATACATGCGCAATAAATTTTCCCGGATTGCGCGTGGTATATCCTCTCCGGACGGATCATAATCGCCGAAATATAAAATGATCGGTTTATGTCCATCATCAAATGCAGATTTCAGGCGATTGAATGTATTATTTAAAAATGTTAATGACGGGTATCCTTTACATGCGCCCAATGCTACATCATTATCGAAGCAAACCGGTTCAAAAACGCCCTGCAATGCCTTTTTTTCGATGAATACTTCGGGATAATACGGTTGCCGTTCCCAGCGATTACGGCGATAATGCGACATCCATGCAAGAATCTGTTGTTTTCCGCGCTCAATCGTCTGATCCAAATCGGTCGTTTCATAATGGGTGAATCCAATTATTTCACGATCATGATCAGAAAATGCCCTGAATTGAATGTTGTTGTTCCAACGTGCATCAATCATTGCATTGACAACACGTTTGTAGTGATTTAGATCATTTGTCATCCCGCGGGATACTAATCGATAATGTAATCCGCGGATTGTCAATTCACCGGATGAATATTCACGCAATATTTCAATCGCGTTTTCGGTGATCCATGTTTTTGTAAAAACGTCTTTCATGTCATTTGTAATTTAATTAAACATTTGTTGATTATTGGTCGCGGCGTTCCCGGCGTCGAACCGGGATCGTTACCATATACGCCAATCCCATTATTATTTTGGGATATATTCCATAAAACCGGCACCGTCGGCGAATATTTGAAATATTGCCATGGTGCCATCGATCATTCGCCAACATTCCAATTCAAACCGATATCCGGCCGGTATGATTTGCCACATGCATTGATCACGTTGATCATGTGTTTTATCATAGAATTGTTGTTGCGATTCGGAAAATCGATTCTTTTTCATTATTCGATTCCGTTTAAATTGTCAATTATGGATTCCAGTTCGGAAACACCGTCCTCCAATATTGACGCGGCCGTGTCAGCGCGTTCATACTTTTCACCGGATTGCATGTTTTCAGGCATGTTGTCGCGGTATTCCGATTCTTCATCGCATAACGATTGCAATTCGTCGCGAATCTCAGATAATTTGTCGGCCAAATCTGTGATGGCCGCACGTCGTTGTTTGTTCATTTGATTTAATTTTAATTAAACATATGTTGAAAACATCGAACCGCACGCCGGGAACGATCCGGCGTCAATTCCAAATGCGGTTATTTCGGTTGATCCAAAACCCAATGTGCGGCCGAATAAACGGCATCACCAATGGATTTGTATTGCGAAATATAGGATTCAATTTGACGATCTGTTAATTCGCCCAAATCATCAATCATAAAGTATAAGTTATGACGCCAAAATGATTTGAATAATTCGATTTTGGTCGTGCAATGTTTCGGCCGGTTCCTTATGGCGAATTCATATCCGGCATTAAAAACATTCATTCGATCGGCTTCCGTTTCAAACGGCATCGATCCCGGTTGATCATGTGTTGTATTCATTTTATTTAAAATATTTGTTGAATAATTCATCGGCAACATGAATGGCATCGTTTTCGAACGGCCGTTTATCATACGGAGTTGATTTTGTATATTCCGTTCCGCAATAAACAATCGAATTGCGTGTCACGTACATCCGCCCGGTTGCCATTTGGCGAACATGTTCGAATTCATGGATCATGGCGCGGATCATCCGATCCCGATCCAATGCAAAATAAATGTAAATCACATATGTCCGTTTTGTCAATCGTGCCGTACATGCGGCCGGTTCATCGGTCGGTTTCAATCCGTCATGCATGTTTCCATCCATGATTTTAATGCGAACATCCATAGTATCTAATCCCATGTCATGTGCAATGGCATTATAAACCGTGTCAAATAAATCAACATTTGTTGATTGAGAAAAAATGGACAATGACATCATCAAAAATACGATTGAAATGACGCCATTGCGAATGGCGGATGACAATCCATGAATGATGAATGTGTGCGGGATCATTTCACTAACCAAACGACGACGTTCGGCGCGAAATACTTGTTTCGATTTGAAATCAACGGTTTTTCCGTTGTAATTCAATGATGCATAACTTGTTTTCATAATATTAAAAATTGGTTTGTACCACGGCTGGGATCGAACCCGACATTCGTATTTCAAATGTGCCGTGGTGTTAATTCGGGAATGCCATACATCATTTCGGGTGTCGTCGTCGGTTGCCATCGCCATCCGAAACGCGAACGTTCATCGGTGCGATTTGCGGCAATGTGACATTGATTGCTATTCCGCGCACGGATTTACAAACAATGCCGTCACATAATGAATATGTGACCGGCCGAAATGATTTCGGGAAATTCCCATGGTCGGCGGCGTTCCCGCCGAACCTGACACCCTCGCCAATTTGGTTCCGTGATCGGTGTGCATGGAGGACGAACATGCGACATTGTTCGCTAACCCGGCGGTTGTGATCCGCATACACCGCGAAACGTGTGATTCTCAGTCACTTTCGTTTCGGTCATCCATCATGTCAATCAACGTTTGTGATTTATACGGCAAATATAAACAATTGTTGCATTAATTATTCCAAAAGTGAAATATTTTTTTGATGAACCGGGCAAAAAAAATGGCAGGGTGTCGCCCCCGCCATTTTAATCAATTCACAAACGATGATTGATGGTGAATCAGGCGATTCACCGTCGTAAATTTACTAAAATTTTTAATACCGCCAAAAATACAACGATAATCAATGCGATCAATGCAATTTTGTAAACCTTCGGAATATATTTCACCGGTTTGACGAATTGCTGATTTATGGTGATTTGTTTCATGCGTTCCGTGACGGCTGAATCGATAACGAATGTCAACGTCGTATCATTGGTCATTAAATTCAATTTCAAATGGCCATTTTCGATCCATGCCATCGCCGTTGACCAACGATTTTTGACCATGACCGGTTTTGTTGGTTTTGGTTTTGGCGCGGGTGATCCGGGTGTCATTTCGGGACATTCAACCGGTATCGAATCCCGAACGGTATCGGTCGGGATCGGAACATAAATTGTTGTATCGCGATATGAAATCGAATCCCGGATTTCGGTCGTTGTTGTTGGCGGGAATTTTTCTAAACAACGGCGTTGCGTTACGCATGAATTGAAAAATGCCAATGCGATTAATACAATTGCGGCCCATTTAAACGATCGCATGTTCTGACAACGTGATGTATTTGTTTTCATATGATGTCGTTAAAATTGATTAAAATGGCCAATTTTGTCATTTCATCCCGGTTGGAATTGTTTTCGTGAAATATGTGGTTATTGCACCAGCAATCGTAAACCAAAAAATGCGTGAATTCAATTCCGCGCCGGTTGCATATGCAGCCAACAATTCAGAACCGGCCATCATCAATCCGGTCAATACACCGGAAACAACATCCCAAATATCGATCGTTCCCTCCGGTGATGTGGATGGCAACCAATGATTTTTCAATGCATATCCGATTGTGAATACGATGACGGTCATGCCTGTGAAATACCAATTTCCCAGCGGGAACGTCGCGGCGACCGTGAACATTAATGATCCAATGAACATCAATGCGATTTTCAATTTTGCTTTCATGATTATGGTATAATGTTAATGAATACGTGATGACCGTCGGCAATGAAATCATCGATCATTTTCGTGATTTTTGCCTCCCAATACCGTGAATTCAGAACCTTTCCCTTTTCACGATTTTCACCCGGCAAAATACATCCACGGGAATCCAATGCGGTTGTCCCGGAATGCATTTCAATTGCCGTGAAATGACGAACATTATGCAATAATGGCACGCGGCGTTTGAAATGTGGCGAATCAACAACCGTGACCGGATAACGATCATACGGGATCGCCGTTTCGCCCGCGATTTTTTGTTCACCCGGATCATTCAAATCGCCATCCGCATTATAATCACGGACGCGATCCTCCAATGTATCGCACATGGCCGGTTGACCGGTTAATCCAAAATGTCCGATCGTATATTTTTCGCCCTTATATGCGCGTTTTAACGTGAATTCAATTTCCATGATGTTATTTATGAAATTCAGAAAATACCGCCCATAATACGGTCAACAATGTAACCGCACCGCCGATCGACCACATGGCGCGCTCAATCACCAACAATTTTTTTTCATGGCGTTTTAATTTAGGGACAACGCCCGTGATCCCGGCTTTTTCATCACCACATAAAGCGGTTTCGATCCGGTTCATTTTTTCCAACATCAATTGATTGAATTCCGTTTGGCTCATTTGTTTTTGGTTTTCGTCGTTTTCCATTTTTTTTGGTTTGTTGGATTTGATCAATCGCCGATCACGAAAAATGTCCGCGGCTGACCATTTGAACGATGGCATTTATAAAGCGGATATAATGATGAATTCCGCCGTAAAAATAAAACCACTTCGTCCTTTAATGATGCGGCCATCAATGTTGCCTCCGTGACAATTCGTTGGATCGCCTTATCGGATGCCGGTGTCGAAAAATCTGTGTCCTTTACTGTGATCCCGGCGGCCGTGAAATTGTACGGATTACGGTTCACGAATCGCGCAAATGCATAATAAATGATGCATAATTTCAAACCTCCAAACAAATATGTTTGGCTTTGATATACGTATGATCCGCCGTCCATCAATGCCGTGTTCGCCACGGATAACGATGGCGGTGATGCGGATAATTGTTCATCAATTTCATTCAATAATGCATCACCGATCCAATGTTTGATATCGAATCGTTGTGCCTCAATGACGAATTGCGGCCATGTTGCGGCATTTTTAATGGAATCCGCCACATGTTTTACGGCGTCCAAATCGGTTTTAATTACAAACGGGATCATATGGTTGCGTTTGTTTTGGTTATATATGACAATGGCTGAATTTCAAATGATGCGTACTTTTGCGGAAATAATATGAACAAATCCATGAATGCCATGGATAAACGTTTCCGATCCTCTGATGTGATTGAATTCATAAAATCATATGCATTCGTCATCAAATCAGCACCAAATCCGGCACCAATATCAACACCGCGTAAAATTGGCGGAATCATTGACATTCGCCCGATATTATCCTGAACCGTTTTTTCGGTATATTCATATTGTTTGTCGTAATTTTTTCCATCGAACGGAATAAAATCCGGTTTTTCCTCGTCCGAATCAATATCAACAACCCATATTTTCGCAGCATTTTCATCACCCTGCATTTTTTTGATTTCATCAGCTGATGAAATTTGTTGCTGATATGCTGGATCATCTTCATCGATGGTTCCATCATCATTGGTTTTCGGTTTTATTCCCTTGCGAACCAATATCCCGGATGGCAAAAAATTATGTTTTGCATTCCGATATTTCACCGTTGAAACCGATTCCTCAGTCAACATGTCAGTAACGATCGCATCAAACGGGCAAATCGGGTATTCGAAACATCCATCGGCCGTATAATAAAACACCTGACCGACATATTTTTCGGGCGATCCGGCCAATGCCATTTCGGCCTGAACTGTTTTTGGATTGTATTTGGTGATGTATACAATATCATCACGCCGAAATGAAATTCCGCGTTGCGATGTCCAATCCGGATGGATCGCGATGCGCCCGGTATATTTTTTATTTTTATCGATCTCAATTCGACAATGTTCAAACGGGACATGGAATAATTCATCCATTTCAATCATGCCATTATATTTCACTAAAACGGCAAATCCGTTGAACCGGCGGAAATCCTCCGCGGTCTTATTCAGAATAGAAAAAACACGTTCACCGGAAACGTTGATCTGCAATTCATTCAAATTGGCATCAACGAATCCGGTTCCGCGCATGAATTTGGTATACAAATCAACGCAAACCTTTCCCGTACCGGACGAATTGATGATTTCAATAATTTTTTGCGGATAATCATTTTTCAATCCATACAATTTTATTTTATTGGAGGATGAATAAATGTTTTGCTCAATCCGCGGCGCGGTTTTGGTTGCTGATACCCTCATTTTTTACGATTTTTCTGTGATCTTGAACGTGATTTGGGTTTTGCCTGTTTTGGTTCAGGTTTCGGTTTCTGTTCCTGTTCCGGATCGGCTGGTTTTGTTTCGGACGGATCAATTTGATCGGTCTGAACGTCAACGACCTGTTCATGGATAATTTCCGGTTCCTGTTCCTGTTCCGATTCAGGATCACCCGCAATTTGTTCCACGGTTGTTTCATCATCAGGCGGAACAATTTCCAATTCAGGTTTCACATCATCCATGGGAATTTCCGGCATAACCGAAAACATGGACGGATTAGCAGCATGCGTCCGTAAACATTCGAACGCGATTTCGTCGGTTAAATTATCATTCGTGATAATCCCGCCGCCGAATGGTTGCAAAATTGCGCCTTTGCGCAAACGAAATTGACATTTTTTTTCCATTGGTTTGTAGTTAATTATACGAAAAATGGCCTCAATAAAACAAGTTGAACACCGTACGCGCAAACGTTCATTAAACAATTGTTGATATACATCAATAACCAAACGTTTTCGTTCAGGCGTTCGTCCTTTCCCGTTTATCCATTCACGGGCAAATAATTTTATAGATTCGATTTTTTTTTCCATTGTTTAAAATCTAAACGGGATGGTCATTTGCACGACCATCCCGGATATGATTATAACAACGATGCGACGGCGGCGCGTGTTGCGGCCAATGTTCCGCCGACAAATAACGCCAATGGCGGTTTGGATTCCTTATATTGTTCGGAACAACCGGCCAATAAATTCCAACCTCCGGCCAATTCTTCATCACCGGCGGCGCGGGCGGCCTCTTTTATTTCCAAACCAAAATCCCAACCCAACACCTCAAAAACCGTGCGACCGGCGGGTGATGCCGTATTGGAATAATTGTTTTCCTGAATGATGACAAAACGTGATCCAACGGCATTGGTGATCCACAATTTTTCGTCCGGTGTATTGTCGAAAATCCGGAACCGGAAATTGTGATCCCATTGGTTGAAATACGTTTTTTTCACCAACGCGGTATCGTGTTCGTTCGAATAATTGTGACCCTCAACCTGATATGCCTTCAATTCCGGTGATGCTGTTTTTAAAACCAGCAATGTCAGCAACATCGGATTATCGGGATCGAACGTACACGCGTCCTTGTCAATGTCATCAATATTGATGAAATACGCCAAATCCTTAACACCGGCGACCATATTGGCGCAATTATAAAGGATGTCGGCGGCGATTTTTGAACATGTATTTGACATGATGCGTGTTTTTTATTGGTTTCACAATTAAATTCCGACCTGTAACAATCCGTCGTCAATGATTTTGGCATCGAACGCATCGGATGTTTCGATACGGTTTACGCGTGATTTCTTATCATAAAACGAATTGACATTTTCGAACAATCCCGATCCCTCCATACCAACATTTAAGTTGGTTTTTGTGGTGAAAACGATCCGGTGCGGTGAATTCAACTTGGTTCCGTTATTTTCATATGCCTCAATGAACTGATCCCATAATGGAACGATATACAACGGAATCCCATCCCATGACGACAATCCGAAACCGTTGGTTTGCAAATTGATGTCATATCCGATTCCCTTTGACTGCAAATAACGATATGCCGATTTTGCCACGGAATTTGTGACAATAATCAGTTTATCGGATTGTCCCACCAATGTTGCGGGCGCATCGTCAACGATTGAATTCAATGCGTTGTATGCGGCAAGGCCGGACGATGCGGCCAATACTGAAAACTGCAATGCGCGTGTTGCCTCGGCATTTGCGGCGATCGCTGTTTTACGTGCTGCGGCTGCGGCATAAATGACAGCTAATTGATACCAAAATCCATTGATGACATTGAAATAATCAACGTCAACACCGGATGTGATGACACCGGCAGGTGAATCATCCACGTTTGCGGCTGCTTTATTTCCGAACCAAACATGGCGATGAATCATTTTCGGGATGTCAACGACCAATAATTCCAAAAGGAAATCGAAATATTGTGTCGATGTCAGGTCGTTCACCTCAACGCCCAATTTACGGGCCAATTTTGCCATGGATGCGGCAATATCGGTCGCGCACTGATCCAAAATTACTTCAATGCGTTTTGGTTCCCATTTTTTCATGGTTGCCGTTGCGCCCAACGTTGTGTCGGCCACGGGATCGCATCCCTGTGCGGCCTTTCCCATTAAACCCAGCGTTCCGGGAACGATACCGATTTCACGGTCATTTTTTATTCCCTGATGTAACGTGTGGAATAATGACAAATCCGGCGATTCCAGTACCGCCGTTACAACTAATTCATTCATCGTGCGGAGTTGATCCGCGGTGAATGTTAATGCTGATAAATTGATTGTTGCTGACATTTTTAATTGGTTTTTGCTTTGTGTTTGTCCAAAATTTCACGTGCGCGGGCGGTGTCAACACCTTCGACGATTTTAACGCCTTGTGTATTGGAACGTGCCTCCGGTTTCCATTTGTTTTTGATTTCGCGCAATTCAGTCACCAAATTGGTGATTTCCGTTTCTTTTGCTTTGAAATCGACGATTGCCTGATCTGCGGTTGCCTTTGCGCCTTTCAGCGTATTCAGTTCTGCAGTCAGTTCGGCGATTTTTGCATTGGCGGCATCCAATTCGGGATTAGCCTGTTTTGCGGGTGTGATGGATTCAATTTTGCCTCCGGTGATGACAATTGTGTTGCCATTTTCCATAACAAAGGTACCATCAGGGGCCGCAACATCACCGACGGCCGGTTCACCGGTTTCCTTTTCAATTTTGAATTTGTTTCCGGATGTGTCAGTGAATTCCATGTTTTTCGGATCGGCATTGCCCGTCAATCGTGAAAACGCTTTGACGGCCGCATCGAAACGATCCATGAACGTTTTTTTGTCATTTTCTGTAGTCATGTTTTTAATTGTTTTTAGTTTAATATATGCGAACGCCTTCACCGGTTCAACGATTTCCGTGGCAAAACCAAGGGAAAGCATGTCATCGGCCGACAATTGCGTTTCATCTTTCATGTATTCCGCCAATTTTTCGGCGGTTTGACCTGTTTTTTCAATATACAAATCCAATATTTTTTGTTCCTCCTGTTTCAATGATTCGGCAATTGCGGCCAAATCACCGGATTCGTATTGATCTGCCAATGTGTATGGAGGGATGAATGGATTATGGATCAATCCATCGGCATTTTTCATCATTTTACGCGTTGATCCGGCTAAAAATACCACGGTTGCAATGGAATATATTTTCCCTTCGCCGATCGTTGTTATCTTTTTGCCTGATGTGGTCAGTAAATCATAAATCGCCCAGCCTTCCTGAACATCACCGCCGCGCGAATTTATGCGGATCACGAATTCATCGGCATCCTGATTTGCGTCAATGAATTCAGCAATGGCATTTGCATTGACGGTCGTTGTATCCTCCGCGCCGAAAAATATCAAATCCATCATCGGTTCGCCGATGTCGCCATAAATTTTGAACGTTGCCGTTTTTCCCATGTCTTTTGAATTTGTTGCTGGTTCAAATGAAATATAATCAATGTCGTGATCTTTACACCATTTGCGGGCCTGTTTTGCGGTGAACTTTTCGGCGTCAAATCTGTATGCCTGTTCAACCATTGGATCATCCGGGCCATTCGCTGTTTTTAATTTCCCCGAAATCAAATCAACACCATCGGTGATATTTTTCCGGCGGATCGAATCATCATCGAAATCACCGGGATCGCGGACGCGTGCTGCATGTTCATTCGGATACGGCATTGTTTTAAAGTTTCATTTGTTCATTTTTATATGTGAATCAAAATTACTTAAAATTCAATGCCTATATCATGAATGTGATGACGTTAAATTGTCACCATCCTTAATGCGCCATTTCCATGGACAACCAAACGGACGCCATGCGGTTTTAATGCGTCACGTAAATTGATGAAATGATTCCGGATTTTGCTGACCGTATCATTTTTCAAATGCGGATGATTCACAAAATCAACACCGAATAAATGGATTTCGCCTGCGTCATGATATTTGAATGCGATCACGGCCGCGACAAATGGTGAACAAAATGATTTTGGAATTTCCGCGATATTCAATTGGCAAATGTATGTCGGATAATATTGTTGCAACCTGATCCGATAAAAATCAGGGCGTTTCGACCATTCATCCAATTGTGAATAAAACCGTTTAGGACAACAATTGTTTATTACGTCCAATCGATCCGGGGTGAATCGGCCCGGCAAATCCACACAAACAACATGGTCGGATTTAACAATGCGCCAAATATCATTGACGCCAATGGTTTCATCGAATCCGCCATTATATTCGCGGATTGATTCGCCCAATCCTAAAATCGCAATTCTCATTTTTCCCATTTTCCATCAATTTCACGTTTACCATTTCGTTTATTCATTGCGCGTGTTCCGCCGAAATCATGCCGGATATGCGTCGGAATTTTTGCGCGCCAATTTATTCCATATCCACGCGAATGTCCGGTCAGCGCATCGCATGGTTTCAATAGCTTAATCGATAATCCCATTTCAAATAATTGTACCGCTGTTTTGAACCATGGCGCACCATGATGAACAAACGGTTTATATTTCATGTATTGCCTGACATTTATCATGGCAAAATATGGATGCAAATACGGGATCGGAATTACATGACCGCGATCCGGTGTGCCAAAATCAAATCCATCATTCCCGATTGTCGTGATCCAACCAATTCCATATGTTTCGGAATCCATCATTTCGATCATTTGCGCCAATGGCGACCGCAACATCACGATATCAGAATCAAAAATCACGGCCAAATCATCGCCGCAACGACGCAATCCAACATCCAAACCCGGCCCATGACCAATATTTGCGCCCGTATGTATGACATTTGCCACATTTTTCAATGATTCCACATAATTCCAACACGGATCGGCCCGGCTCGAATTATCAACAATTGTGAAATCAATGTTTGGATGGAACCGCCGAAATGATTCGAATGCATTTCGGAACAAATCGGCGGTGTTATATGTGACGCAAATCCCGGTCATATGTATAATTTGACATCATCACCAATCAATTCGCGCAATTTAACCAATCCGGAATCATCCAACATCGATCGAATCCATCCATGACCGGCACCGATCCCAGCGCGGCCCGGTTGTCCCTTTATTCCGACTGCCAAATTTCCGGCCATGAATAAATTTTTACTTTCAATCCGCGGGAACAATACATAATCGATGAATTTTTCGGCCAAACATTCACGAAATACCGGAATCACATCCATGGTGAATGCGGTTTGAAATAATGATGACCAAACATCATTGTGATTCATTACCCAACGCCGGATCGCCATATTATAATAAACCGTATGCGTTTCACCGGCGATTTGATATCCCGATATCCGATTCAACATTTGTTGAATGTATCCGGATGAATACCAATCATCATCCTCAATGACGAAAATTGCATCGATCGTTCCGTGGTCGAAATTCTTTTCGATGAAATCAATCGCGCATTTTAAATTCCGGCCCTGTGTATTTTGGCCCGGTACCCAAACAGGCCGTGGATATATTTTCCATATATCCCAGCCTGATCGAAATGATCCATCAATGAAATCCGTGGTTCGCGGCTCGCAATCATCAACGATGATCCACGCAACGCGTCCATCATATATTTGTTTCCGCATCAATTCGGCGCAAATTTCAATTTGACGCGGCCGTGCGCCTGTTGGTGTTATTAATGCAATCATTGTTCGATCCAATTAAATTGTTTAATCCATTCATATAAATTGATCATCCCGGTTTCCAAATCGATTTCAGGTTTCCATCCCATTTCAAACAACCTCCGTGTTGATAATCGTTTTATCATGGTTTTTTTGGCGGGCGGATCAACCAATTGAATCAATGATGTTGGCGCACCGGCTAATTCACACGATCGCAATGCGATTTCATGCATGGATCGTTCGTCATCATCCCGGCCAACGTTGAACGCGCCAACCGCGCCGGATTCAATTATCATTTGATATCCGCGGCATACATCCGATATGTGACACCATGACCGATATGAATTCCGATGAACGGCGATCGGTTTCCGGTGATGTGCCTGCCATAACATATTATCCATGGCACGTCGTCCACGTCCCGGAGGCGCACCGGCACCATATGGCATTGATGGCCGTATGATCACCAATCCATCGGGCGCATATTCCCGCGCGGCATCCTCAGACCAACGTTTTGAAATCGCATAAATACCGGTTGGCTTTGCGGTCAATGGTTCATTTTCATCAACCAATTGATCACCATGATCACCATATACCTCCGATGTTGATGTGTGAACCAACCGCGCACCATGCGACGCGCACGCCTTCGCAACACGCAATGTCATGGTTGCATTGGCATCGATCGCATTTGCGCAATCGCATTCATTGAAATATATTCCGACTTGTGCGGCTAAATGCACAACCACATCCGGTTTGTTAACGCCGATCAGATATTCAGCCATGCCATCGGATCGCAAATCGCCATCGGAATAATCGATTCCGATAACGTTATGGCCCACGCGTTTCAAATGTTTGAATAAATGCGTGCCGATGAATCCGGCCGCGCCTGTTATCAAAATTTTCATAGTTTTATTTGTGTTTGTTTAACAATGTCAAAATCAGGCGTGAATAAATGATGCGCCCGTGTTCCCGTCGTTATTTTCAAATCATTGAATAATTTGCGATTGCGTTCAACCAATTCCGGTTTATTTTCCGGAACGCCGATCCCGTTATAATGCCATTGATGAACGACGAATGGATTATCAATGATGCTGAAATCCATGTGGCGTTTTCGAACCCGGCATAATAAATCATCATCACCATATCCCATTCCCAGCGAAAACCTTTCATCATATCCATTCAATTTTATCATGTTTTCCACGCGTGTTGCCGCGCAAAAATCATATCCAACCGGGCGATGAATTGAATGGTTATACCACGCATTTTGACCATCATGGCCCGCACCAAAATTGTTCGACCGTATGATTGCATGGATGTCATGCTGATCGTTGAATGTGGTGCGCTCATTTATGGAAAAACACGCAAATGAAATCCATTCATTTTTTTTAACCCATGATGCGCGCAAAACTACATTCCCGACATGGTAATTTTCAGCATTTTGCACGACCAAAATATCGGCCCCGCATTTGATTGCAAAATCGATTCCATGATTGTACGCCGGTTCAGGGTTAAACCAATGTTTATCGTTTCGATTTATTTTCAAAACTGATACCTGAAATTTTAAATCATGGATTACCGGTATCATTGATGACGATCCATCATCAACAATCACCACATCGAAATCGATTCCATACGGAACGCGGATGGATCGCAACGTCCGTTCTAATTGGTACGGGCGTTCGAAATACGTCATAACAATTGTTAATTTCATAAAAATGGATTAAATATTTGGGAATAAACGTTTTTTCCCGGATGATGATCCGTCGGCGGTTCGGAAATAAAATTGTTCATCAGGCGATAACGCATTGAAATCCGAATAATACCATGGCACATGCCGGGCGGCATATGGCATCGGTGCGCGAACCGCTGAATGCGAATACCAATCAACACCAGCGCGATATAATGCCAATGTCGTATCGGTGTCTGCATTATAAAAACCTGATGGATATTGGCGTTTCCAATATTTCAATTCATGTGATCGAATAAAATTACCTTCCGGAGTGTTCGGCAAATCATCAATGCGCAACGATAATGCACATTTATCGACATCAGGATGCACATCTAATCCACGTTTCAATACATCAACGAAATCATCCGGGATGCCTGATAAATCCAAATCGGGATCGGTGACAATGTATTGTTCCCTGACATTCAATAAATCCAAAATTTCCTCATGCCATACAACCGTATGGCCGCAATTTTTGGATAATTGATAAACAGGTAATCCGGATTTATGGTACCATTCCAATAATGGTTCATATGTGGAATGATTATCGATGAAAATGACATGGCATTTGCGGGACATCAACCATTCAGCCATTTTTCGCGGCAATTCCAACCGGTTGAAATTGATGATAAATACTTTGATTTTATTATTCATGTGTTTGATTCCATTCGTTTGACGATGCGGAAAACACCGCGTTTGGATATACGTAAATCCGCGGATGTGTATGTAACCGATGCGCGGACATTATTTCCGGCCCGGCGATAATAATTGAAACGGGAATATATTTCCCAATGGCGCAAAATCGATGTCGTGATCAATCCCATGCGTATCTCAGCGCGGATACGATCAATGTTTGTGTTTATGTATTGATAAAATGTCATACGTTCGCCCGCACCTCCACGGCGGTTTTTTCCTTTGTTTTTTGGTTTATATCCTCAACCGTGACAACGGGTGCCGGTAATTTGGCCACGGCACCGGCAATTTGATCGGCTGTCAATTGTGATTGTTGTTGCTGTTTCTGAACATCGGCGGCCGATTGAATTGGTTGTAATGTCGTTGCGCCCAGTGGTTTCGCCGTAACTCTTTGCGCGGCGGTACTCATGGCCGAACCTCCGGCCGCGGATGATCCGCCACCGCCTGATCCTTTCGGTAATTTTACGGCCAATATTTTTTTTACATTTGCAATACCCATGGCAACGGCGGCGGCTGCGGCTGCAATACCGGCGGCAATACCAACCGGGCCGGGAATGGCTGTTGTCATTCCTGTAAATGCGGCTTGTGCCGATCGGAATGTGTCGATCGTTGTTAACGCAACGGCGGCGGCCTTTCCGATCGCTGATGATTCACCGGTTGCATTAATGATTTCCTGTGCTATCCCGCGGGCGAATTCCAATTTCGCATCACGTTCAGCCTGTGCAATTGTTTTCCGGGCCTTTGCATATCGCGCATCAATATCCGTCGTATCCGCACCAACACGTTCGGCGGCCGCAATTTCCATTTGGTATTGTTGTTCTAACTTTTGGCGTTCCAATTCCAATTGTCCCAAAATGGATGTTGCCAACAATGCCTCATGTGATTGCGTTTCAATTTTAATTCGTTCCAAACGGCGTTGTTTTGCGGCCTCCAAAACATCATCCTTTTGTTTTTCACGCTCAGAAACCGCAACGATTTCATCCTCTCCGGATGTGTTTATCTTATCCAACAACGTGCGCATTTCAGTTGTTGATGATTCAGCATCCCGGCGCAATTGTTCAACCCGCGCGGCTTCGCGTTTTTCCTTTTGTTCCTTTCTCAATTGTTCCTCAAATGCCGCGGCCTTTGCAATGTTCCGTTTGTTTTCCTCATAAAATTTCGTATCTGCATCACGCCATTTGGAATATAATTCTTCAATTTCTTTAAATTTTGCTTCATTATTGTTCCGTGCGATCTGCAATGATTCCGACGCATTCTGCTGTTCAGAATCCGTCATCCGGACAAAACCCAAAACCGCGTCGGCGGTCAGGTTATTTTTTTCTGCCAAATATTTAATTTCAGCATCCATCCGGCGTTTTGCGTTTTCTGTTTCCGTTTTCGTCAATTCCTCAGATAATCGTAACGCCTCGGCATTTGCTTTTTTGCGCTCAGTCAATGACCGGGATGCATCGGCGGCCGTGAATTCGGCTTGTGCAATCGCATTGCGCATGTCTGCAGCCTGTGAAATGAAATTATTTTGTGAATCCTCTATTGAATCCAATGTCATTTTATATTCCCAACCGGCTTTTGCTGCATCCCGCATTTGTTCGCCAATCCCGGTGAATGTCTGTTTCAATTGTTCACCGGCCTTTTTGAAATCGCCTTTAAATAATGATGACAATGCGCCGATCAATGAAACGACACGTTGACGGACAACATCCATGATCGCCCTGATCGATTCAAATGTGGCGGCCATTTTGGTTGCGCCTGTATCCGTTGACGTAAATGCCTTATATAATCCAACCAATGCGGCGGCAATTGCGGCGATAAACGCAACGATCGGGTTAGCCAAAAACGCAACGAATTGTTTTGTCAATCCTTTCAATCCGCCCGATACCCGGCCGATTGATCCCGGCATCATATCCATTTTATCCAATGCATTTTGAAAACCTTCGGTATAATTGGCAACATTCAACCGGTTGTCGTGAATGCCTTTCCCGAATACATCCAATGCCTTTTTTGCATTGTCAACCTTTTTGGATTGTTCCACATATGCATCCGATAAAATCCGGATTCCCTTTTCATTTGTGGTATACGCATTCGGCATCAATTTTAATTGTGTTTGTGCCAATTGCCATTGACGGTATAATTGTTCGTATGATTCTGATTGCGCGTTCAATGCCTTTGTGGCCGTGTCCACATTTTTTGTGGCATTTTTATATTCCTGTTGTGCCACGCGCAATGCGGCATTCGATTGTTCAATTTCGTCCGCGGTTGCTGTTCCTGATTTGCGCAATTCCTCATTTGCCTGTTTCAATCGATCAACTTCGCGTTTTGCATCGGCCGCGCGCTGTGAATACTCGGCCAAATTGTCCTCAAAATTGATCAAATATGTTTTCTGTTCCGTTGCCATTATATTGATTTTTATATTGTTACCTGAATGCGATCGTTGACCATGCGGAACCATTCCACATAAACATCCATGATTGTCGATTCGTTAACGGGCGCGTGGTGTATGTTGCACCATTATCATAAATATTATTCCCGTTCCCGTCAACCGTTACCGATTGCGTCGTTGACCGGTTCGATACGATATGAACCTCTCCGTTCGCTGGTGATGTTGGCAAATAAACCGTTGATGCGGAACCGACGGCCATGACCGTATATGCGCAATCATTTGCGATTGTTTGTCCCGTGGATGTGAACAATGTATATGTCAACGTCAATCCCTTCGATGTCATCATCGATGAAACCGTTTGATCGCCTGTCAATGCCAGCGTTGAACCATCAAATGTCAGGTTTGCTTCGCCATTCAATGCCTGACCTGATCCTCCGGTGATCACACGATTGTTTGCATTATTCGAAACGACCGGAACATTTGCCGATCCCTTCAATGTTGCCGGTGTTACCGCACGAACCGCATCCGTTCCCGCATCGACCTCCGCCTGTGTTGCCAATTCAATCACACCCGAAACCGTTTCCGATGATGCGATCGATCCGTTTTTCAATCCTCCGCCCGAATCTGCGACAATAAAATGATCGCCACCGGCATCAGCCAATGAATCGATTTCCAATTCACCATTGGCCATCAATGTCATTTTTTTAGTTGCGGCAACGCCATCAACGGCCGTCCAAAATGTTATCCGGCCTGAATCAATATTCGCACCTGAATCGGTTTGCGCCAATATTTTCAAACCATTTGTATTTCCATCATGGTCAAATTCGCCATAAATTCCCGGATATCCTGATGAAAAAACATTCCGGTATACCGTCCCGGTTTGCACGAATGTTGTGCCATCATATGTCAATGTCGATTCGCCTTCCAATGTATTGGCCGTATCCGATCCCGTGATCAAACGATTGTTTGCATTATTATTGATAGTCGTCACCGCGGGCAAATCATCCATGGTCGCAAATACATTGTATACTGATGGATTATTCGCGCCCTGAATTGCATCCAATTGATCACCTGTCAATTCATCCGGCGGAATATCATTCATAGTTGCAAATACATTCGCGGCTGATGGCGCATTTGCACCCTGAACCGCGGCCAATTCATCCGCCGTCAATTGTGATCCTCCAATATCATCCATGGTTGCGAATGGATTGTAAACTGATGGCGCATTGGCACCGTGGATCGCATCAATTTCATCACCCGTCAATCCTGTTCCCGCCTCCGTTATCATCACCGCGACGCGTCCCTGATCCGGTATCCATCGCGGATTATCAACATTTAATGCGGAATAATCTGCAGCATATTGCAAGCCACATGCATCGGCCAATTTTTTGTATAATTTATAACTTGCCGTCATGAATATTTCATCCGTTGACGCCGTGGCTAAATCATATCCGGGATTTGGCGTGCATGTTGTTTCAACCCATTCACCGGTCGCATCGATTCGCCGATACATGATACCGGATGATCCGGGCGAACAAACATAAATGTCGCCATTATTTGCAACCGTGATCCCATAAATGTAATCGGTCATTGTGCCAATTTTAGCGAATGACCCGGAACCCGCGGTTTGTTTATATACACCGGTATCCGATCCGGATGACACGGTTGCATAAATATTCCCATTGGCATCGGCGGCCATTCCCGTCCATTTGCGATTTGTTTCCGATAAATCATTCCATGCGCCCGTCCCGCCTGTACGTTTGAATATCGCGCCCGCTGATGTCGTTTTATGTGATCCCGCGGCATAAACATCACCATTCGGCGCAACGCAAATTCCTAAATAATTATAGTCATTTGATGCGGACGTGTCAACCAATGGCGCGGAACCGCCGACCAATTGATAAATTTTACGTGTTCCATCATTGAAATATGCGCCGATATATACATCCAAATTTGGCGCAACACCAATGGCCGTGAATCCACGCGTTGCATCAGTCAGGCCCATTCCAATAAAATCACCGGATAATGAATATCGCCGATAAATATCACCATTCACGCCCTGCATTATCGCATATGTCAAATCGTTTGAATCGATTGCAATGCCTCTCCAATCCAATGATGATATCCCGGAAACCTCGTAAAAATCATTCGGTACCGATCCTAATTGAACATTGTTCGAATCATTCCCGATCTGCAATATGGATGCGCCATGTTTGACCTTTGTGTTTTTTGTCAATTGACCGCCCAATTCAATCACACCGGCATTGTTCGTCAAACCATTATCAACATTGATTGTCATGATCGCATCGGACAAATCGGCCATGGTTGCGAACACATTTGATGCCGATGGCGCGTCCGCACCGGTGATGGCATTAATTTGATCGGGCGTTAATTCCGACCCGGAATCATCCATCCAACCGACATCGAAATCATCACCCGTCAATTTACCCAATTTTTGACCGGTTGTTCCGCCCGCCGGAACGATGCCACGTTCATCAATGCGTTTCGTGATGGTTTGACCCGTGGCCAATGTGATTGTTATTGTGCGATATGCCATGGCATTATAATTTGATTAAATCGACCGTGCATAATTTCCCGGCCACAAAATTATTAACCTTATTCACATAAAAATATGCTGCATATTGCCGTAAATAAACTGGAATGTTGTGTTTCAATCCGGCAACCTCATAAACAGGTAAATTGAATTTTAACCGGCGCAACGTGGCACGATACAACATATTGGCCAAAGGCGCGTAATTTGCGCCCAGCGAACCGAATGATATTTCGATTGATGATCCGGCCTTTGGTGTTCCGATCACATCCAATGTTGTTCCGTTCACATCACGAATATGCATATTTTTTCCTGATAATGTTTTCACATAAATGATCCGTGGATCAATTTTTTCAGATGCATTGTATGTATCCAATTTCGGATCATATATATTCATGTTTATCCGGGAAACATTGATCCCGTCCAATACCAACACTTCATCCGAATATGATATCGGGATGGCGATCATTGGTTTTTCCTCCGCCAAATTCACATCATTGATCTGCATCATGCCGGTTCCGTTCTCAGGGATCACGTCGTCCGATTCCTTAAACCGCATGTAATTCCGTTTTGCATAATCGCCAAATTTGAATTCCGTTTCCTCTCCGGATTCTGACAGGTATTCCGACCAATCGCGCGCGATCGGGATGTTTTCATACAATTCATTGAATGACCAAAAATCAACATTGCGCGTGCGCGGATTGCATTCCGGAACCAATGCCATCATGTTGCAAATCATTTTGATGAAATCCGATTGCGTGATCTGCGGCATGTTCAATTTGACAATGACATCCGACCCAACGCCGATCAATGGATTTTCAATGGCAGTCACGGATAAATCAAAATAAAATGTGCGCACACGATTGACGCCGAATTGCATGGTTTCGCCTGCAGTCATATCCAATTCACCCGTGAACACCGAAATTATTTTCCCATTCCCAGCGGATTCGGTTTCGGATAATGTCATCGCGACCCATGCGGATTGATACCACATTGCGAATTGGATCACCGGCGTTCCGATCGTCCATTGCCGCCATATGACATATGCACGAAATTTGTGTTTCGCCGTATACTTTGCCACATAAATCGTGCTATTCATCCATGATGTATCGGTCGGGATGCCATTGATGATGATCGTCCCGATCCCGGAACCGATCAAATTTTCCGCGCCCGTCCATTTGATCAATGTATTGTTGTACGCTGAATACAAATATTTCGAAACATCACCGGCGTTCCGGTTCACGATCGGCATCCATATCGCATTAAACAACGTGGACGTGATATGTTTTCCTGTTGATGTGAAACCCAGCCCGGCAAATATCGCATCCCATATCGCACGAATTTGAACATGCGGCCATACTTTGTCATTGTCCATGGTAACGTCGGTCGCGGTTCCGTCAATAGGTAAATATCCGCCATCATCCGACGGCTCAATCAATGGATATAAATATGCACGGGATTCGATTTGCGATCCGTACACATTTGCCAAATTCCATGTATGATCCACGTCGGCCAAATCCAAATCGGTCAATTTCAATTTGCCTGTTTCGGTGAAAAAATTCATGTTGCCTGAATACACGGAAACATGATAATAATCATCATCCTTTTTTAATAATACCATCCGGCCGCCTGTGATCATTTCAATCCCATTTTGTATCAGCCTGCAGGATTGTTCGGTATACGGGAAATCCGTATTTGATTGCGGATCACCTGACAATTCGAATAAATTGCGCATCGCCCGTGTTTTGCGGATTTTGAATGATGCCGTGAAATCCGTTTGCCGATCCTGTAATTCTGCGATGTCATTCACCTGTTTTGTCAATGCGATCACTTCGCCATCATCCAACTCGGCCAGCATGTCGCCGATATAAAAATATTGTGATTGTTGGAACACGGCCGGGGTGTTCGGCAATTCCTTTCGTGTGATTTCAAATTCCATCGACCATGCAGGCGAATTTTCAACACGGATCGGCAATTCATTTCGCGTGATATCAACTTCGCGCCATACACCGGATTCATATTGTTCCACGCGTTCAGCCATCAATAAATTGGCAAAACCATCGATGGCCGCCGCGGTGATCCCGTCCAATGCAACAATGTATGAATATTCCGTTTCGGTTTTGACCGGGCGTTCAATCCGCGAAATGCGCGAAAATACACGCGTCACCATAATGTCGCCAACCGATGTGACCATATTGATTTCCATCATGTTGGTGAAATTGTAATAATGCCAACCATTGAACCACCAACGCAAATAAATTCCGTCGCATGGATTTTGAATTACCGGGATTCGTATTGTTGATATCATTGTTAGTTTTTTATTAATCGTACACCGGCATATAAATTCGGATATGCAGCGGGCCACCATGTCGCGAATTGCGCATCAGATGAATCGTGATCGCATCGATGGACATATCCGACGGCCCCGAATGTTGATGACCATAATGTTGATGAATGTTTCAATAAATCGAAAATGCCGTCATTATACCAGCCGTTTCCGCGTTCACCGAAACCATATGAATCATATCCGCCATTCCCAGCATCCCAATGATCCGTCCCGGATTCCTTCAATTGATCGCCTTCATCCGGAGAGAGGAAAGTATGGAGGGTTTGCCATTCTGCAAATGTAGGCACATGCCAACCGGATGGACAAAACCCGGATGCATTGATTTGCGACCATGTATACAACCGGCCATATATTGACGCATTTGATTCGTCATTGTTAAATGCAACGCTGCCATTGACGCGCACCGTGTAATTTCTGCAATCCCATGTTTGCGTCCCGATCACAATGGGACATGGCACATAAACGTCAATTGTTTCGCCAACCGAATATCCTGTATCCGATACTTTCCGTGATCCGATCATCAATTTGCATTGCAATTCATATGCATCAATCCGGTTACGCTGAACAACCACATTCCCGGATTGAACACGGCATTCGGCCCAACCGCCATCCGTGTACATGTAACATTCGCGGGAATTCAATATCGATCGTATGGCTGCGATTTGAGCCAATGATACGACGCCGGATGATAATTCAACCGTGCGCATCCCGGTCGTGCGATATTTTTCACCGGCCGTCAATTGTGCTATTGTTCCGAATAAAAAATTCCAATAATGCCAGCCGTTATAATACCAGCGCAAATATAAACCCTTGCGGCATGTCGTTATCGGGAATCGGGTTTCGGTTATCATGGCGTTGCAATTTCAATTTGTGCGGTGATATATGCTGCATTGTTTTCGATCGCATCCGGATCGATCGTTAATGAACAAACCCGGCCAACCAATCCGGTCGGATCGACATCGGTTACTGTTGATGCCAATAAATTATTGGATGCATCATATCGCGATATTATGATACGCAATACGGCCGCCGGTGATATTTCATCCATGTCCGGACAAATGAATGATATGTCGAATGGCAATCCATCAAAATAAACCGGTTGCGGGAATGAATTCAGGAATGGCGCGTCACCCGCTTCGGATGCGACGAATTCCTCCAAATTCGATCCCTGTTCAACCGACCGGATGCATTCTGCATAATACCATGTGTTTCCCTCCGCGATCCATGCCGTGTCCGATCCATACCAACACGGTCGATATTCGAATGTAAATTTCCCGGATTTGTTTGTTTCTGCCATGATCAAATCCGTATAATCGCCGGTTTTTCCCAATGTGGTCATGATCCTCAATATCCCTGACACATCCAAATTGGCGATCCCGAATGAATTCGGCGACGCAATGATTGTCAATGTCTGCAGCACATCATTAACAGTCAGGCGGCCTTCGAAATAAAACCCGTTATACAATGTATGATCATTCAAATACGCGCCATCAAATGTCGCGACATATGGAATATCGGTTGTTACAATCAACTCCGGTGATCCGGAAATGATGTCGGTAATGTGGCCGACATTCATCGATTGATTGTAATTGTTGTACACGGCGATCACATCGCCAATCGCACCGGTGAATTCTGCATCCAATGTGAATTCCATGCAATTGGCCGGTGATCCCGTGGATTCACCTGATGCGGTGATCAGCCAATCACGCCGTTGCAATTCAAAATTATTAGCTGATTCAGTCGCCAACCAATATGATAATATTTCGGGCGATACCTGAATGACAGTTGCGGGGATGGATAATAATGTTATATTCATATGTTGATCATGTGTTAATCATATGTTGATCATGTGTCATAAAATGTCGGATGTTATTTTGAATGCAAATTCCGTGTATGCCTTTTCAACATTGGCAATCGTTTGTTTCCGTGCGGATTCGTACACGTCAATGAATTGTTTCGATCGGAAATGTTTGTTGCCATATTTATTCAGATACCATGTCATGCGCTTTGCCTCGTTGATCCGCCCGCGTTCCGTGGCTGATTTGAACAAATTGTTTTTATCCATCCACGCAAACATCCGTTTCCATAACTGCGAATCCGTTGACGATTGACGCGGAGGACGACCATATTGCAATACTGAAATCCAAAATGGCGCGATGATCCCGGCACCGTTCGGACGGATTTCAATTTGCATTTGTTTGATGATGGCCGGTGATACAGGTTTCCCATAATACGTCGGTTTGGATGCAATAACATTGATCAACGATTGTAATTCGTTGACCACCATGTTAATATGTTTATTATCCAATGTCATATGACTGTTATATATGCGATCCAATTCAATGAAACATTCGTTGGCGGCGTCACCCAATTCGGACAAACCAATTTGAATTCGATGTAATTCCCACCTGATACTGCCATTCCGGGCGATGGCCCAGCAAAAAATATACGTTCACGTGATGCCACGGATTGCGTTGATAACAACCTTTCCGTTGTTCCGCCATACCGGACATACAATTGAATCGGTTCATTTGTCCCGATCACACCCTCGGCATACATATACATCAATCCGATTTTGAAATATCCCGATGACACGATCGGTATTTTATTGATTGTATCCAATGCCGTATGTGGAACATTCATCATGCCGATGGAATATGTCGCACCGGGAACGGGATTAAATGAATTGACATGACCACACATCACATATCCTTTGTGTACGATCGATGATTTGTGGCGATCCGGACGTATGAACCGAACTAAATTCGTTGATGGATTATCTGTTTCGGATTGTGTTGCGCATTCAACGATCCCGGCGACGGTATCTGATGCAGCCGCAACCGGAGGCAATGCAACCGCTTTGATCGCGTCGGTTATATCGTTTTGCATTTGCAAAATCGATTGAACGATATCGGTTGAATCCATGGGTTTGGGTATTAAATTATTACACCGCGAATTTATCGTATATGGCCGCGCATATATCATTTGATGCCATGGCCAATGCGGTTGATATCAATGCAGCATTGATCACAACCATGTCGATACAATTCACCCGGTTATCGATCGGGCGCAATGTCAATGATAATTGCCAGCCGATCACATTCGCATCATATTTGCGTTCATTGATTTTCACGGCCGGGACGTTCGGTATCTTTTTATATAATCCTGACCGGATCAATGAATGGATAAAACCACGGCACACGACGCGCAATGCATCCAATGTGACGCGATTTGTTTCCGCTGATGCCTCCGGCTGGGATTGTTTCAATATTTCCACGTACAAAGGCGGGAACAATTCGTTCACCCCGTTCCCGGTCGTTTCAAATGTGATGGTCGATGGTTCGATGATAACGCCGATGATGTCATCCGGTTTCGATTGATCCAATTGTATATTGGCAATTTGGTCATTCTCATATATGACCAGCGTACACCCGGCGGCTGTCAATGTGGATTTTAAATGGTCGATCATTTTGTTTTTGTTTTTTGTTCCTGTTCACGTTTGTAAACATCAGCCAATCGATCAGCGTATGCGTTTTGATCACGTTGTAACATGAACCTAACCAAACAATCATTATAGGGTTTCATCATTACATCCGATTCGGAACACCTGAATGATTCCATCAAAAACGTAACCGCCATCAGATCGGCGTATTTTCCCAACTTGTCAATCCCGGCGGCCTTTTCCTGTTTTGTTGGTTCGCGTTTCAACAATTTCAATTCACGGTCAATTAGTTGCGTCATCAACTTTATGAAATGATATGCAACCGGGAACATTTCAATTGCCAACGAATTTACAATATATTTTTCGAATCGTGCAATATTTTTTTCATCCCATGGTTTGCCCGTCACTATTGGCATGTAATATCCGGCGATGTATCGGAACACTAATCCGATGTCAGATTGTTCATCCTGTTGGAACCACATTTTTTGTCCGAACGTGATCCCGTCGCCAAAATGTTCCATGGTATTCGGAACCGGATATTGTTTCCGTCCGATGCGGATATAACTCGGAACCGGCAATTGTGCCAATCCATCGCATAATCCATTATACCGCCAATTGTATATCAGCATATCGCCCAATGTCAATTCATGAACCGGTTTGATCCTGTTGAACCGTGCGCGGATCATTGCGGCGATCCGTTTAACCTGTATAGAAAATTTTATCCGTGCCATGTTTGTGGTGTTTTTGGTTTTGCAATATATGTCATGAACACATACCGGATGCAATCAATCGCGTGATTGTACGCATCGATCGGGATTCCGGCGCGTTTGTCATTCCAAACGTAATTTTTCAACTCAGTTATCAAATCCAATGATTCATCAGTCACGACGATTTCCCAATCCTGCATCAGCCTGACCGCCTGCGAAACCGTCCATTTGGATTTGTCAACCGGTTTGATGTTGTAATATTTTTTCAATTCTGCAATCATCCGCGCATCCGCGCAATCGCCGATGATCAGTTCATTGCGGTTAACTGATGCATCCTTCATTAAATCGCGCAATTGCTCAGTCGTGTTCCCTGCAGAATATATCCGTTGATGGCAATATATGATTTTCAATTTCTGATCGAACGACACGCGGATCAGCACATCCGGATCATTGTATCCGAAATCCATTCCATTGGCCACGTATGCCAATTTATCATTGAATTCGCCCGGACGCCAATTGTTGAAAATGGCACCCATCAACCGGCCGATTTCGCCATCCAAATACACGCGGCACCAATTTTTCCAGTATTCCGATGTTAATGCCTTTTCACGTTTGATCCTGTGTTCGTTCCTGATCGATTCCGGGACGCATTCATTGTCATCCGGGATTAACCTGATGAATTGTGCATCCGGACGTTTCATCAATTCTTCATGCGCCCAAAACGATGACACCGGGTTAAAATCAATCCATATGTTCCCGGATGTTCGTCCGATCAATGCATCGGCAATTTCCCAATCGATATAATATGATTCATTGATGAACAAATCAGTTCGTTTCCCGGCCGCCTTAACCTTTCCAATGGTTTCAAATGAATTGAATTCGATTTTTGATCCATTGGCAAACGTGTATATCCTTTCCGAATAGTTGTACCGGGATTCGAACCAACGCCCGGTATCTGACATTATTTCCGTGAAATTTGCGATTGCGCCACGTTTTAAGGCTGGGATTGATTCGGCGACAACGGTAATCATTCGACCGGGATTGCGTGCGGCATAATCGATAATAACGGCCATTATGCCGTATGTTTTGCCCGCCCATGTCCCGCCTTGTACAATGCGGATTCGTTTCCACATTGCCAGCAATTTCGTGATCGCCGTTGTCCGTTTGAATGCCATTTATTTTTCGGCCGGTTTATCTGTGTAGTCCGTTGGTTTATTGTCCTCCGGGAATAATGGTTGTTCGCGCATCATTTCCACGCGCTGTTTTGATACGGTCAGGCGATCCAATTCGTGTTCGTCTGCCAACAATCTATACAATGCAATTTGAGCCGTCGGATTATCGCCATTGAACCATTTGGCGCGCAATCCGCGTTTCATTGTGATTTTATTACTTTCGATTTCCTGTTTTATGGCGTTACATTCGTGTAATTTGCGGGCATAAAATGTTTTTTTGGTAAATGGAACCAATGCGATAATGTCCTCAACGAATGTCAATTTATGTTTCCGGATCACCCGCAAACATTGTTCGATCATTTCCGCTTTCTTGTATGCCATGACATTTTATTTTATCCGTTCGGGCAACGTTTGACCAATGGCAACCCGTCCGTTGTTTGTTTGAACTTTGGTTCGAATTGTGCGCATGTTTCATCACGCCACGTGGTTTTTAATGATATTATGCACAAATTGATCCGCAATGGACGTTGTTGATTTCCTCCATGCCAATTGCGACAATTGCAACATTTCCGGATTGATGATGTTAATGCCGGATAACGACCTTGCGGGATTTTTGTTTGGTTTTCCATGGTGTATAAATGATTATGGCCGCAACGATCGGGTGTTTGTTCCCGTTCGTGCGGCCAATGTTTATTTTTGTTCAAATTTATTACATGTATGATCCGACCGGGTTTCCACATCGGATGATCCGATAATGCAAAATCCGGTTGGCGGTAATGGACGGCGATTTTGTACCCACGCCTTACAATTGATACATGTCGGATGCGTGTTGATCGTTTTCCCGTTTCCGTTCGTGAATTGCACATTCACACCCTGATCCAATAAATCAGGAATGTTCGATGATTTGAAATGCATGTGCCTTTTCATGTGAATGATATTTTTTGTGGGATCAACCTAATACATGAAACCGGCAATAATTCAATCGTGTTATCGCATGATTCAACAATCGCGACCGTCCGTTGCCAAATACCGTTTTGTGTTTCCTCCGAATCCACGCCGAAACCGTGTAACCATCCACGCAATGAAAATCCACTTTCCCAGCATCCCGTCCCTTCCGTTTTATAATGTCCCGGCGTGTTTTGGTTTGCCGAATTGGTTCCCGGCGGATATACGACCGGAATCCATTTTTTGTATGTGATTGATTGTCTCATTCGAAATCCCTTTCATTTTGTTGTTGACGTTCGAATTCACGCGCCGTTATGATATCAACCTCGGCGTCCACATAATGCGGACATGATAATGGCATCCGTAATGTTCCCGGCCGCGATGGATTTCCGCCATGATAAAATGTATGGCGTTCCAATTTGTATGAATACAATTTGCATCCGATCCGGGCGCACGTGAATGTTTTTTCAGGATGTCCGCCATTGATGGCAAATGTCATTTTCAGATGTTTGCACCATTTAAAACATTCATGTCGGTTTTCCGGACGTTTCGGGCAAAACCGTTCATGAACCGACATCGCAGATGCAGACAACATGTGCCGTCCGCAATGTTCGCAATAATAAACCGTTTTTGTTTTTGATTTCATGCGTTTGTGGTTTTGTATTCCAATTTGTCGCCGATTGTATTCCGGAAATGTTCCAATAATTGTTCCGGTGTTTTTTCAGAATATCCATCGGCAATGAATTCGCGAACACATCCCGATGAATACATTCCATCATCGATGAAAAATTCCGGGAATCGCGTGATCAATCGATGACATGCCGGGCATGTATAAATATGCGCAATATCCCAATCATCCGACGAATTCGTTTGAACATTCATTTCTGATCCGGGATCATACATCCGCAAACATGCGAAACATTGTCGCCGTTTACGGATTTTTACTGATTTTTCTGATATTATTCGTATCATATGTATATCATATGTTAATCATATGTCAATCATGTGTTGATAATACCGCGTTTGACCAATTCCATGAAGCATCGTTTACATGCATGGTATCCGCCAACGCGTCATGTGCGCCATCGAATGTTTCGCCGAATAACTTCATGTGCAATTCCTCCAATTTCGGCCATTTGTATCCGTATTTGCCCGGCAATTGACAGAAATCAACCGTGCGCAACATCGTGCAAATCCTTGCGGGACGTTTGTTGGCCCGCATATTCAACCGGATCATTTCCGCGCCGATGATGTTGTAATCAAAATTCATGTTGTGTGCGATCATCATGTCGCTGAAATTTACCCGGTCAATAAATTGATCGATGGCAACCGATACCGGGACGCCTTCGCGTTCCGATTTTTCCTGACTGAATCCGTGTTCCTTCCAAAAATCACCCGTTGGCATTGTCCATCCGTCCGGCTTTATTAGCGCGTTGAACTTCATAATGTCATCACCGGCGTCATTGAAATGAATGAATGATAATTGGATCATGCGTGGCCAATTGTTCACGTTGGTCATCGGCGCATTATAATCACGCGGGACGCCCGTTGTTTCCGTGTCAAATATTAAGTAATTCATAATCCACGCAATGTCAATTCATTCATACTATCAATCAATTCACGCGGCGAACGTGCAAAATGCAGATATCGGTTTTCAATCAGGTATTGATCCGAATTATAACAGACATGGATCGGCCCAACATGGAATACCTGATTCGCTGCCAAAAATAACCGGTATTTGACGAATTCCTTTCGTGTCACCCAGCCATTGACGAACAATTTCAAAGTACGTTTATTCAATGTCGTGAACAAATATACGTCGGTTTTCGCCATTTTTTCCTGACTGACATGATAATGTTGCACGCCTTCAATCGAAACCTTATCAGTTGATGATGTCGTTTTGACATCGATCCGGATTCCATGGTGATCAATATCACATCCGAAATCAGAGCCGGGCCGGTCATCAACGGACATCCACGGCCTCCCGAACAACGACCGGATCATGCATTCGCCGATTGTCCCGGTCATCTGTTGTTCATGGTTGCCATTGTCGCCCGTGTAACGATTACCATAATTGCGGTGATTCGTTAATTGGCGACAATGTTCAACCAAATCCATCGGAACGCTTAACGCGATCATGCCGATGGTCTTATTGGCGGCGCAACCACTTTGCGATCGCGTCGGCCGGTTGGCATATGTTCGGGATAATATTGCGGATTCCCGTTTTTATCCATGGTTTTCCGGCGTGTTCCATTGCGCCATGAATCCCATGCGACCCGCCCAACCGGGTGATAATGTTTGGGTAAATAGTCACAAACCAATTGGTTCGTGTCTTTATTCACGCGCCAACGCATATGTGGATTTGCATATGGATTGAAAAAATGTGCGAAATTTTGCCGACGTTTCGTTTTGTGCGATTTGTGCGGCGTGTGACAATGTATCTTTTTCATGTGTAAATAATTTTTAGTGGTTCGATGTGTTCATTCGGAAATGCCAACGCGATTGAAACCAAAAACGGGATGTTTGATATCATCGGGATTCGTTTCGTGAATACATCGTTGACATGAAATAAATCGACAATTTCATCCGTCATTTGACGAACAAAATCCATTTGATCGCTGAATGTAAAAAAACAATCAACCGATCAACACCCTAAACGGATCAATTTGGCAAATTGTGTCCAATGCCATTTATCTATTTTGACGCCTGTTTCCTCCATGAATTCGCGCACCATTGCATCAACGGGCGATTCGCCCGGCTCAATGTGTCCGCCAACTCCATTGAATGATCCGCGTTGCCAATCCGGACGTATTTTCCGTATCAGCGCGACCCGGTTATCATTTGTGAAACCGAATCCCAATACCATTCCTTCCATTTTTAATTGATTTATTTATGACCCTGATTTTTCCTTTGCATAATACCGCGTGAAAATTTCATAGCATCCCGCGCGTAATGTCGTGCCAAACCGCGTTTTTGTTCCTTTTGTGAAATGCCGCGTTGAACTGCATAATTTATGATGCCGAAATTGCGAAATTGAGCCGCGCCCAAATACCGATTCAAATTGTCATTTCCCTCCGGAAATGTTCCCGGTTTCTCAATGAAATATTTTTCGGGAATGCGGATTTCTTTTAAAACATCCGGCATATATGTAATGCTGGAAACATTAAAATATATCCATCGTAAATAACGGGCGTGATTCAAATTAAACAATTCCCTGACCGTCAATAGGGAATGGCGTCCGAAACCGATTTTCGATTTCCATGTCAATGTCCGTAAACGCGTTACGTCCATGTTAATGGGTTTTTAGCCATTCAAATGATGCGGTTTCAAATCTGACCAATGGCTCAATGTCGCCACGTTCATTGTTGGATTTTTCGGCGACACGGATGTTTTTCAACATCGTCCATTGCATATATTTGCGACCGATTTTGCCGTCTGAAAATTGCACATACAAAACGAATGGAACGCCCAGCGCATCACCGACCAACATGGCCGACATGCATTTTCTCAATGACACGGCATAATCACGATATTGATCTGATTTGATGTCCCGGCATTTGATTTCGATCACGCCGATCGGATCATCGCCATTCATGGCCAAAAAATCCACGCCGTATTTATACGGCAATTTCACCAGCCGGTCGCCGGTTGTCGATTCGATTTGTTTTACGACCTCATTTATGGCCGCAATTTGTTCGGGTGATTCAAACACACGTTTTTGATTTTCCATTTTTACGCTTTTTGTTAAATTTATAAAACAATATATTCAACAATGCCCATACGGCACCGATTGACATCAATAAAATACCGACGGCCAATTTTCCACGTGAATCCAATGGTTTTCGACCGGAAACCGATTCCGGATCACGGTTGTTTTGTTCACAATAATATTCCAATTCATCGATGGATACGTACATATTATTGATTTCGGCCCATATGTCCCGATATATTTGTGACATGGTGCGCATCGATGCGGCCGTTTCATTGATGGATATTTGGCACATCAATAATTGCGTGGCGATATCCAATGAATCATTGGCTGATAACCCGACCGGGTAATCCAAATTTTGCAACCGGGTATATAAAACGCGGTACCGGTTGAACAATTGTTTTTGTTCATCCATGATGGCGCGCTGTTCCCGATGCAATGAATCGATATTGTTTTGGAATGTTTCCAATGACGACCGGATTTGCCTGTCAGTCATATATCGATGGCATGATGTCAACGAAAAAATGATCATGATCGCGGCCATCGCCGAAACCAATTTTAATTTGACATGTCCGCCGGGACGTGCCGAAATGGCGCGACCGCGAATATTTTCATCCACGGGCGGTTTAATGCCAATTGATTCGCATTTATCACATAATACCTGACCGAACCGGTTCGGCCTGAAAACATCTTTGCATTTTCGGTTTACGCACATGCGTTCGCCTGATTTCATCACCACGACCGGGCGTGGCTTTTCGATTTTGTTTTTCATCGTTTTCATTTGAATTGATTTAATTATTAACTATTTAAGGGGCGACACCGTGACACGCGCCATAAATTCGACGAATTCCATACGGTTCGCAGTAATTCCAAATTTTGCCTTCAATTGCTTTAATTGATCATCATCATCGCATTTGATGATGAAATTGATATTATCATTTGCCTCGTCGGATGTTTTCACATCCTCGGCATCGAAATGCGGGATTTCCAAACCCCAATCCAACAACTCAGTCGCGTTCCATTCATTCGCCAAAACATCCCAATTCCAATCACCGAATGAAACATTATCCTCAATGACAAACCGACGTTGTTCGTCGGCCGTTAATTTGTCAGCAATTTTCACCCAGCCATCCGGGATTTTTTTATAACCCAATTTTAACAATGCCCGGAAACGCATGTTGCCGCCCAATATCACGCCATTTTGATCAATGATGATCGGGCGCAATTCCATCATTTTCGGGAATTGCTCAATTGATTTACACAATTTTTCGAAATTTTCATCCCGTATCGTGCGCGGGTTTGAATCATTTAATTTGATTTTTGAAACGTCCATGTTGGTTGATTTTATTGATAAATTGAAAATTTGGCCATTTTAATCAATTTTAAGGATACCATATCCCGGTAACGAACTATCCATCCATTCGACCGTCGATCGTTTAACGTCATCCAATAGGATTTCACCGGATAGGTATTTTTCGATAAGGTTACACGCGCTTGAAACACCCCGACAAAAATAGGCACAATATCCGCGATCGCGTAACCGGGTGATCATCAATGATTGTTCCCGGATATGTTCATCGGCCGTCAATTGGCCATTTAAGAGGATTATGGTTTCATCATCGCGTTTGATTTCAATTAACAGACCATGGCATCCGCCCCGTGGTTCTAAGATAATTAAATCCGGGATCGCATTGGATGACCGTAAACGTTTCATTTGTTTGGCGGTTCCGATCGAAACGCGCAATCCGGACATATCGGTTGTGAATATGACATATGGATGATAACGCCGTATGAATAGGCAAATCGTTGTATGTATGTGTTTTTCCATCGTTGTGAAATTAAATCGGGCGGACATAATATCCGCCCGAAATTAACAAAAATTATTGAGGTGACAAAATGGCGTCATCAACAATGAATTCCAATGATTTTTGATACTCATACAATCGCGGCAATCCGACGCGTTTCCCGTAATCGGATGCGAATTCCTTTGCGGCCGGTTCCTTCATTTTCACCGTTGCATCCGCAATACGCTGTTCATGCGTGGCAATCAATTTATTTATTTCATTCAATTGACGCCGGATGGATTGTTCGTCGGTCGATTCCAAATACCGTTTGCACATTTTTAAAAATGCAATCCGGTTTTCATCACGTTTCCGGGCGCGATCTGATTTATAATACGACCCGCCTTTCTCAATCAATCCATTGATTTCTGAATTCAATTCGCCGATTGTTTTCATAAATCGATTTTTGAATTGAATGTCAGATGAACCGCGAATCCACGCCGACGGCATTCCGTAATCCATTGCGATAATTTGAATGCCTCAACAAATTGTTGTGTATTCAATTTCATCAAATGATCAACGATTGATTTTTGCCATATATCGTCCGGCTGTTCAATATTCGGCTTGACCGGATTCGGGTTTGGAACACTTGCCGCGGCCTTTGCTGCCAAATATTCAGCCGATTTTTCGGGATCGATTTTAGGTTTCAAATCGAATATACCCAAAACGCGTTGTTCCGGCGTTTTTGATTCGGGTGATTTTGGTTTCCGTGGTTTCGGAATATGTCCACGCGCTTCGCGTTCAGCCTTTTTACATTGGCTATATTCGTACGCCTTTTGAACCACTAATAATGCGTGATCCAAATCAAATGAATTGATCGTACAAACCCATTTTCCATCGTCCGCCTTATAAAAATATCCCAACGAATTGGCGGCATTAAAACATCCGTGTCCGACGTGTTTTTCGGATTCGGTTGCAGATGGCGACCATGCGCGCCCAATTTTCTTACAATCAATTTGGCATTGTACTAAAAAAGACAATACCCTTGGCAATGTTTGTTTGTTAATTTTCATCGTTTTTTTGATTTTTGGTATTTATAATGGCCAAATCCTTTGTCGGATCAGGCGAAAATTTACGAACGATTTTGAACTGGATTCCCAGCCGTAACACATCAATTTGTTGCCCGATTTCCGCGCATTCGTTCGCGAAATCCGGTTCTGTTTCCATATAAACCGCGCATTTTTGTTTCCGGGCGTGAACCGAATCCCTTTTCATTTGGGAATATTTTGCAACCTCAAATTGATGCATCGATTTAACGGCCCAATAACAAAATATTTGACGGGCGCGCACCAATTCGCGCGTCCTCAATCCGCCTTTGATTTCGGCGACGGATAATCCGTAATACTTGGAAACAACGTTCAGCATCATTTCAATCAGCTGTTCATTTATTTCCGTTGAATGTTCCAATAATTCCAATCGCATCATGTCAACCAAAATTTGATCATGATCGATTCCCGGATTTGAATTTACCAATGTGGCAAATGCCAGTAATTCGAAATATGAATATTTCCGGTGTTTCAAATAATTATGATCAATTTTTATCATTTCGTGAAAATGTTTTTGGTTTCGAATTCGCGATCCCGTGCATCCGTTAAAATCCGATGTGTTTCTGTTGAACATTCGGCATAGTGGAAATATTCGCATTTCCATTTATTTGGTTTCCACTTCAATTCGTGGATACACGCATAAAAATACTTATTTTCAAACCACAAAGGCAATCGCAATCGCCATATTTTTCCGCGGCGTTGGCCGTTGGCGATCGATTTTGCAACATACATCATCACGGCCGATTTGATTTCATCAGCCATATCGCGTTCAAATTTTTCCGTCATTTCAATTATTTTAAATGTGTTGATAACTCCCATCAGGTAATTTCCGCCATTTTCGTGAACGATTTATGTTCAATTTTATTTCGGCGGCTGTCAGTATTTCGCGCGGATCAAATCCGGCGGCATTTGCCATGGACATGAATGCCAATAAAACGTCGGCAAATTCCATGACATCATTAGGCGATTCCATGATTTCGTCACATTCAGTTTTCAATTTATTGATGTGACCGATCAATGTGTGGCCCGGAAATGTTTCCATTGTCCATTGTCCATGTTCCCGGAATAATTGTTCAAATGTCATTTCCGAAATGATTTACCCATGATCGGGATGATATTGAACATTTCACGGAACCGATCGACCAATCGTTCTGAAAATACGGCTTTAATACCATCCGCATCCAAATTCATGGTCGCATGTGTCAATTTATGATCGGCCTGATATAAATCATACCGTTTCATCATGAACTGATCAATTAATTCATCGGCCCGTGTTCCGTAAATCTTTGCATCATATTGATAACCAAATTCATTGATGCAAATGTGCAATGGCCGCCGGAATTCAATGCCATCAACCAAATTGATATTATTCTGATTTGGCAAATCCAACCATGATTTATCGGCCATGTCATGCAAAATGTCCTCCGTTGACGTAAACCGAAATGAATTGGATCGTTCACCAGCCGTGCATAATTCCAGCCATTTATGGATGATGTGGAAAATTGCGGTTTTCCCACAACCATAATGGCCATATAAAACCAATGATTTATTCAATGATATTTGTTCGCCATTCACGTCCATTTTTTCCACTTCGGGATCACCGGCGAAATATGGCGCGACAATGCGCCATGCCATTTGTATCGCGGGCGTGAATTCATATCCCGGATACAAATGATTTGCAATCGCCCGGATTTCATGTTTCATCCGATGTGGATCATAATTTGGAATTTTTATAATATTCCGGCGGTTTTGGCCCATTACCTCCAAATCCGGAATCAAATGATTGGCCCGTTTTGGCCCGATTGATTTTTGCATGTTTCATTTTTAATTCGTTCGTAACAATAACACCCATCCAACCACGCGACATCGAATTTTTGATCGCCGCAATGGCCAAATGCATATCGCCGCCAACCTCATTGAATAATGATTTTATGGCGTTATTTTCACCGATCGGTTTGTATGTGAACTGATGTTGTTCGCCTTTGTACAATTTCCATTCATTCCATGCCTCAGCGAATAAATCCGAATCCCATGGATAAACAACATCGATCGGCCTTGGTTCAGGTTTCGGTTTTTTCGATTTTGAATTCGATTTTTTTCCCGATACCTTTT